GACGGTGTTGTTGCCAGCGGTGAAGATTCGCATCAGGCTAGGCATCATCCACATCAACGTGTCCTGCACGTCGGTGATCACCACCTGCGAACGACCGTCTTCCTCGTTGCCAAAAGGCTCGCCGTAGAAATACTGCATCGACTTTTCGCGCTGAGTGCTGATCTCAGAGTCGAGAAAAGACGAACTGCCATTGATCTCGGTGCCGAGTACGGAGAGAAGTTCGTTATCGTCCATATCAATGGCCATTTTAGCGCTTCTTCTTTGCTTCGGAGAGGGCAATGGCGATAGCCTGTTTACGGCTATTCACCGTTGGTCCGCGTTTTGAACCGCTGTGCAGCTTGCCAGCGGCATACTCGCGCATGACTTTTGATACCTTTTTCTGACTCTTTGTCTTTTTCATCAGTAGAGTCCTTCTCTTCCGCTGCGGAGCAAGCGAAGACGAGACTGTAGAGCCTTCTCGTCCATACCTTCTTCTCGCTTAGTACGCGCCCACGCCTCCAACTGCTTTTCAAAGTCGGCGTTGCGTTTGTCGCGCTTTTGTTCGAGCTTGAGAAAGTAAGAGGCTAGCTTGTCGTCCTGCGGCATCACACGATTCCTGCGCTAGAGTACTTGATCGGAGCTTCGAAAGTGTATTTGCGATAAGAGGTTCGGTTTTTGACTCGCTCGCCAAAGCGCTCTACCGACAACACGGCATAGCGCATGGCCGAAATCAGATCGTCCTTAAGCGCCACTACTTTACCATTTTTGCGATGGTAGAGACGCATTTCTTCCAAAGTTTCTGCACACGATTTGAAAATCTGGAGACGGCCTGTTTCAAATCGCTGTAGCATTTCGCTAAGGCCAGCTTCAACTGAGTTATTACCACTTATGGCTCCTTCGGCGGGAGGATTGGTAAAATGCTGCGCCAGCATATAGACTCCTAGGTCTCGGTACTGCTGCGCCAGCTGCACTCCGCTCCCCTTGTCGTGCTGCAAACCGTCGTGCGGAAACGCTACGGGTATGCTGGGAGTGCGGCTGTTCAGTACCGCAGCATGGGTCAAAGGTGTCTCTTTGCTGCGGCGGTATTCGTCGTAGACGTAGATCACGTCGTTGTCCGGGTCTAGAGCGACCCAGCTGATGGCTGTGGGGTGGTCGTAGCCGAAGTCGATGGCTGCTAGGCAAAGATAGTGTTCGGGTAGCTCGAAGTCGTCGCAGACCACGTCTTCTTCAGCCACCGGAAACACCAAGCCGGAGCCGAAGACCGGTATGCCTTTGGAGCGCATGTCGCGTTCCGCCGGAGAGTAGACAGCCAGTAGCTGTTCTTTGGTAGCCTCGTCTAGGTGTTCTACATCGTCCCAAGTGGCTGTGGTCAGGCTCTGGCCCGGCTTGAGGTCGTTCATAAACGCCGAGACCACGCTGGTCATGCCTCGCTCGGGCGTGAAGGTCATGTAGACGATGCCGTTGGTGTCGGCGGTGCGCGTGATGCACTGCGAGAAAATTTCCTGCCTAGGCTCTTCGTCTAGCCAGACCACGTCAATCGCCTCGCCCATGAACTTTTCAAAGCCCTGTTCGTAGGCCTTGAAGCTGATGATCGAGTTGCCTCCGCTCTTGTGCCGCACCAGTGCCGAGGAGAACGCGTTAGGCACTCCGGGTTTGCGCACGGTGTCTACGATGCAATCGAGCGGTATTGCGCCGTGTCCTCGCCGCGTCGGGTCCTGCGGATTGCCAAACAGTTCCTTCTGAATGATGTCGCGCGTGGTGTCGTTAGACTCGCCCGCCACCCATACTCGGACCGGGTGGGTAAATTTGTGCCCCTCCCACCACTCCGGATACTGCCCGGTCATGTGATAGGCGGTTTCGGCAGCGCCGCAAAACGTCTTGCCGACGCGGTTAGCCGCCATCAGAATTCGCTGGCGACAATCTGCGCCGTCGGCGTGGAACTTGCGCTGGTACTTGTAAGGGTCGTAGCGCAGCAGGCGCGTGGTGTCGTGCCTGCGCTGCTTTTCCTTGAGAAGCTCTAGTACCTTGCTTTTGTCCAAGCTCTAGCTCTTTTGCTTCTTGCGCGGCTGAAAGTTGACGACATTGGCCAACTGAGCGATCTGCTCGTCTAGCTCGCTGTCGCTCAGCTGCGTAACGTCTTTGAAGACCGTTTCGGTGCGATTGACCGCGTCGTAACCGGCGCGAGACAACACGTCTCTGGCAGCGTTCAGCTTGACGTTCTCAGACTCAGCGTGCCGCATCAGGTCTTGCAGCACCGACAGCGCCAGAGCAGCTGTTTCGTTGACGCGCTCCTTGATACAGTGCTCGATATGGAGCCAGAGATGGCGCTGGAGCCTGCGCGCGCGGTTGCGAGACACGCTCTGAGACTTGCCGGTGTAGCCCGCTTGGGCAAAAGCGCCGTAGCAGTCCAGCTTGTCCTGCACCATGGCCTCGATGAACGCTCGCTCCTTGTCGGTCAATTCTGCCTCTAAGGGCTTGGGATTGACGTAGTCGGCGTAAGCGCCGCGTTTGGCCAGTCGTTTCTTCAGAGTAACTTCGGGATCGGGCAATGTTGCCTCCTTAGTTTATCCATAGTATAGCCAAGAATGAGCTTTTTGTCAATAGTGTTTGTCAATAGTGTTTCTAAGAGTTGCAAAATGCCCCCCGGAATGGAGACACAGGACATGATAATGATCATCGCTCGCGGGGGGGTTGCGACATTTTTGCAACAGTGACATTCCTGCCACACTGTTGCAGCGCGACCACACCATTGCACTTGTGCAACAATGTTGCAAAGATGTCACGTGTCCTGGCGGCAACAGTGTTACAAGATTGCAACAGTGACATCGTTGCAACACTGTTGCACATCTGCAACAGAGACACAATTGGTCAATAGTGCTGACCTAATTGCAACGTTGCCCAGGCGTTTGGCATACTGATTGGTCAGTATTGGGCAATGTTGGTCAACAATGCTGACACGTTAACCGATGTTGCCCTATCGTGCGTCGTGTAAAAAAATTTGCAAGGGTGTGCGAGAGTGTGTAAAGGATGTAAATTTTACACTAGTGTAAACAAATTGCTTGCGTTTGCAATTGTAACGATGCCGGAACAATTGCACAATCGAAACCTTTTAGACCTCAAATGTACAAGCTTGTGAACCTATGCAAAAATGCAATAGGCGTTTAAACGGCCTAGGATGGCCCTAGCAGGCGAATTAGCTATTTAGGCTACTAGGGTAGCGGACGGGTGCGAGAAGGGCATTCTGGCGCGATCCAGGGCCATGCAATGGGCGCATAGCTCAGGCGGAAGACCAGTCAAAATAGCATAACTACGTTGCCCACAGTTGCGGTATTGTCTAGAGTGGAAAATCAACCATTGCCAAAGGAGACACAATTGAAAGTCAAAGAGGCACTTGAATACGGCCGTGTGAGCACGGGCAACTCTAAGATGGCGACAACCACCTTTGCCATTGACGCGTTCGCATGCGTCACTGGCGGCCGTCTTGCCAAGATCGAAGGCACGCCCTGCCATGCATGTTATGCGCGCAAACTGCAAAAACTGCGGCCGTCTGTCGACGCCGGCTGGAAGGCAAACCTTGCAAAATGGCAAGCCGCAGACCCGGACGCATGGGCGCAATCAATGGCATTCCAGATCAAGCGTTACAACACCGACGGCTTCCATAGGTGGTTTGACAGCGGCGACCTACAATCACTGGAAATGCTCGACGCCATTGTCAACGTTGCCCGTATGACGCCAGACGTGCGCCATTGGCTACCTACACAGGAACGTGGCATTGTTGCCGCATGGTTGGCCAACAATGGCCAGTTTCCGGCAAATTTGGTTGTCCGCGTGAGTGCTAGCAAGATAGACGGACAGCGCCCCAATGCGCCGCACGCAAGCATGGTCTTTACAAAGGCCCACGGCGCGCCCGCAGACGCCGTGCCCTGCGAGGCGCGCACGCGCGGTAATCAGTGCGGACCGTGCCGGGCTTGTTGGTCGCCGGACGTCGCATTGATTGCGTATCCCAAGCATTGATGCATGGTGGCCATGCGGAAATTGCAATTGTCCCGCATGGCCACTACTGGCAATCTTGCCATGTTGAAACCCAAACCCA